ATTTTGAATGAACATATCAAACGCCTAGCAACTATATGCTGGGAGAGACAACTAGACGGTAAGCTGCACTTTGACCATGAGAAGTTTGCTGAATTAATCGTCAGTAAATGTGTTGAACTGATGGATGAAAACTACAGGGGTGATATGTACACAGGGGATGTGTATGACTCTGAGTATAACAACTGTATTAATGAACAGGTTGAAACGTTACAAGATTATTTTGGAGTTAACAAATGACAGATGAAACAATTAAGGGTGAAGGCTCTGTGTCACTGATACGTGAGAATGAGGACGGTAGTGCAGACTATGAATTTAACTTCCCACCAGAGGCGCTGGCAGCATTGACAAGGCTAGGTATATTAACTGCTATACAGGCGGGAATTGCGGAAGCTGAGCACCTAAATCCTGCTGAGAAGAAGCTGCCGACACGGTTTACAAAAGAGATTAAGAAGCTAGCTGAAGAGGCTGGGTTTGTCTTGTGGGATGATGAGCATTGGAAACCAAAAGGGGATGTAGTTGATTGGGCAATTAAGTATGACAAAGAGTTGGTTAAATTCTATCACTTGGCTAGGAGTTAATAAATGATTCAATACCCAGCAGACAGCAAACCACACATTCAATGGAATCACATTGATGGCCCGTTATTGTTCTGTCGCGATGGCACACTCCATTGGCTTACTATGACAGAACGGCTTTGGTTGAGAATGGGATTTACCAACATCAACCAATTAGATGAAAAGTATTGTCACGAACAACAAAGAGGATAACAAATGACTAAAGACATTCATTTACGCATGGCTGTAAAGTGCCAGCTATTAACCACGGGTAACAGAGGTGGTATTTATGCCGATGCTCTTGAAGCCTTTGCCAACCTTGCAGCAGCACATGAGCGTGAGGCGTGTGCTGGACTGTGCGACAGGTTTGCCAATCGCATGATGAGCGCAGAGGAATGTGCCGCAGCCATCCGAGCAAGGAGAAGCAATGACTGATGAAGAACTTAAGCAAGCAATTGAGGAACTGAACGACACAAAGGCAGAGCAACGCATGACTGATGAAGAGTTTGCAGCATTAGCTGAGGTGTATGGCAAGAAGGAGACAGAGCAGGACATAGCCACCTTAGAAAAGAACATTGCTTTAATGCGGGATGAACGGGACATAGCCACCTTAGAAAAGAACATTGCTTTAATGCGGGAAGAAGAGTTGCGAGTGTGTGTCAAGGAGTTCTTTGAGAAGTATTTAAACCACGCAGAGGAGAGTGATAGTGGTAATATGTTTCACCCTATTACTGTTAGTTGCTGTAGGGTAATGATGATGAAACCACTTAGCAACTTACTACATAAGATGTGTAAGTTGTCAGGTGCTAAACCAAGGGAAAGTTATGACTGATGAAGAGTTTAAAGCGTTAGTTGAGGTGTATGGTAAGAAGGACAACACTAAAGAAGAAAATATGACTAAAGATATAACAGAAACACTAGGCCAACGTGAGGGGCGCTATGGCGAGTATGTTAACGTGGCGGCAACAGCGCAACAGTTAAAAGAAACCTTGCGTAGTGGTGCTAGTTGGGGTATAATGGAACCTTACATGCAAGAGAGCTTGGACTTAATAGCAAACAAGCTGGCACGTATTGTTAACGGCGACCCATTCTATGACGACAGCTGGCACGATGTAGGTGGTTATGCTAAACTAGTGGAGATTGAATTAACGAAGGGAAAGTGATGATAGAATATTATAAGACTGTAACCTTTACACATAACGGGTATAGAGAGATTGCTATTGTCAGAAAGACTGATAGCATCCTAAGCCACAGTAAGGTTAGTGTCTTTAAAAAGTTTGAAGATGGCTCTTTCTTGTCTGATAATAATACAATCTTCAAGCCAATTGAATTAATGAATGGAGATAAATGCCTACCTTGCGAAGGTTAACAAGGCTAAGTTGGGTAAGGTGGTTAGAGATAGTCACCTGCTTACATATTATTAGCAATACATGGAGACAGTGGTGAATTTAGTCCTCGACATCGAGACAGATAGCAAGCACTCTAAGATTTGGATGTGCTATACACATAACAGCGAGACAGGTCAATACGTATGTCACACAGAACCAGCTACACTCATACCCTTAATAAACAAAGCCGACAGGCTGATAGGGCACAACTTGATAGGCTTCGATGCGCCAGTGCTCAACAAACTTTGGGGAACGAGGATTGGCTTGAAGAAAGTGAGAGATACCTTGATAATGTCAAGGCTACTCAATCCCTCTATCGAAAACGGTCACAGTTTAGCAGCATGGGGCAAGAGGCTGGGGAATAACAAGGTTGAGTACACCCGTATATGGCACTGGATGAAGGGGGTGCAGTTTGATAAGAAGTCTATGGCTCCTTATGATGACCCGATTGATAACCTGAATAGGGTTTATTGTAAGCAGGACGTAACTGTGACAGTTGAGTTGTACAAGTATCTGGATGAGCAGTTAGAAGATTGGGGTGAGAGTGTGCAGCTTGAGCATGATGTTGCTGCTATCCTACACAAACAAGAAAGGCATGGGTTTAAATTCGATGAGACTAAAGGCAGGGTATTACTGGCGCAGCTTTCAAGTGAAGTTGCTGATATTGAAGGTGAATTGCAAGCTACGTTTCCACCAATTGTGGAGAAGAGGGTAAGCGAGAAGACAGGCAAAGCTTTAAAGGATAGAGTCACCCCATTTAATGCAGGGAGTAGACAGCAGATAGCTGAGAGGCTTGCTACTCTGGGTGTTAAGTTTACGCAGGAGACTGAGAAAGGCAGTACAATTATTAACGAGAAGGTGCTTGAGGGCATAGAGTTACCAGAGGCTAAACTAATTGCTAGGTATCTCATGTTACAGAAGCGCATCTCGCAGGTTAGTAGCTGGTTTGAGGCGGTTCAAGCGGATGGTAGGGTGCGAGGTAGGGTGATAACAAATGGTGCTGTTACAGGGCGAATGACGCATATGGCTCCCAACATGGCTCAAGTGCCCTCAAGCTCGTCTGAATACGGGTCTGAATGCAGGGAGTTGTGGACTGTAGATAAGGGTAAGAGGTTGGTTGGAACTGATGCCTCTGGACTTGAATTGAGAATGTTAGCGCACTATATGCAAGACGTACGCTACATCAAGACAGTTTGTGAGGGTAAACAGGAGGATGGTACAGATGTGCATACAATGAATATGAAGGCGGCGGGACTTACAAGTCGTAACCAAGCCAAGACATTCATTTACGCATTCCTGTATGGGGCGGCTGCGGGTAAGATTGGGTCTATAATTGGTGGTTCTTCTACGGTGGGGCACCATCTTATGACTCGCTTCTTGCGTAACACACCAGCGTTAGGGTTCTTGAAGGATGAGGTGGTCATACCAGCATCAAAGAAGGGTTGGCTAAGGGGTTTAGATGGTCGTCATATTATGGTACGGTCAGAACATGCTGCCTTAAATTCTTTGTTGCAGGGTGCGGGTGCAATTATTATGAAAAAAGCTTTGGTTATATTGCACGAGAGATTAAAACGTGGTATAATACAAGCTCACTTCGTAGCTAATGTGCATGATGAGTGGCAGAAAGAAGTGGATGAAGAGGATGCAGAGCGTGTGGGTAAAATGGCAGTACAGGCAATTGAAGATGCAGGTAAGCACTTCAACCTGCGCTGTCCTTTAACAGGAGAATATAATGTAGGTTTTAACTGGAAGGATACACATTGACAGAAGACACAAACTTGGATACTGTATTGAAGGATGTTGACAACATGATCATCATTACAGAGAAGGAAGGCGTTGTTCGCCTAAGCTTTAACCAAGAGCTAGATGGGATGGAGGTGCTGGATATTCTGGCACTTGTAACATCAGAATTTTATAACATTGCCGATGAAGGCAACGTAACTAAACACTAAGGATTTATTATGACAGATGCAGTAAAAGTTAAAGCGGACATTATGTGGGCATACTTGGACAAAGTTAACGACATGAGTGGCAAGTTTCAAGTGGACTTGTGTAACCTCTCTGAGAAGGCAGCTGAGGCGTTGCAAGACCTAGGCTTAGAGGTTAAGTTTAAAGAGGGCAAGGGTAAGTACATTACCTGCAAGAGCACTCGTCCTATTCACGCCTATGACGATGGCGGCTCACAGTTGGGTGGTCAAGTAGGTAACGGGTCGAAGGGTGTCGCACTTGTGGGTACATATGCTTGGGCGTATCAGAAGAAGAAGGGTACTTCACCAGCCCTCAAGCGGTTGGTCATTACAGATATGCTTGAGTATACAGGTGCACCAGTGGGTGATTTGGTATCTGAAGACGACCTGCTGTAATGATAGCGCTGATCGATAGCGACATTCTTTGCTACCGAGTAGGCGCTGTTACTGAAGAAGAAAATGGGGACACGGCTATCGAGACGATGGCTGTGTACCTTGAAGATATGTTGATGTTTGATCTGTTAGACTGCGAGGAGCACGAGTTATTCCTCACTGGTAAACAGAACTTTCGATTTGATGTAGCAGTAACAGCCCCCTATAAGGGCAACAGGAAGGATAAAGCTAAACCTAAGCACCTCCCTCTCCTACGGGAATATTTACAGGTATCATGGGGAGCTAGTGTTAGTGATGGACAGGAAGCGGATGACGACATCGCCATACGAGCAACAGAGTTGGCGGGTGAAGGACTCATCGTATCAATTGACAAAGACTTTATGCAGGTTCCGGGATGGCATTACAACTTTGTGAAGAAGGTAAAGAAGGAAGTAACACCAGAGGAAGGGGTGCGCTTCTTCTACAAGCAGATATTGATGGGAGATTCAGCGGACAACATCAAGGGAATTCACCGTGTGGGCGAGGTAACTGCGACAAAGATGCTTGCCGATTTAACTACGGAGAAAGAGTTCTATGCGTGTTGCTTGGAGGCAATGGGCGCAGAACGTGTATTGGAAAACGGTAGGTTGTTATGGCTACGCCGATCAGCAAATCAAATGTGGGAGCCGCCTAATGAAGAAGAATGAATTTAAACTAGCAGGGATGACTTGGAAGATTGTTGATAATGAGATGCCTGATTTGGGGTGCTCTCTCCCTGATACTTGTACCATCCTTTTAAGCAATAAGCTGAAGGGGCAAGAGAGGGAGGTCACCTTGTTACATGAAGTTGTTCATGCTATCCTCTTTACAATGGGTGAACGTGAACATGATGAGCGATTCGTAGAAGGGTTTGCACAGTTGTTATACCAGTATGAGTCTCAGAGAGTATAACAATGGGGAGTGGACTGAAGCTAGGTTTCGAGCGTTTATAATCTCTGCCCTTCGTGCCTACATGAAGCGCTTCCCACCTAAGTGGAAGGCTTTAAAAGCAGCATCGATAGGCAGGGCTATTAACAGAAGGTCGGGACGATTGGCTGAGCATTACGAGTGTGCTGGTTGCAAGGATACCTTTGTTGCGAGGGATGTACAGGTAGATCATATTGAACCTGTTGTCTCTCCGCAAGATGGTTTTCAAGACTGGTGGACATATATGAATAGGCTCTACTGTGAAGCTGAGAACTTGCAGGTGTTGTGTAAACCATGCCACAAGGGTAAGACAGCAGAAGAGCGTAAAGAAAGGGTTAAGAACAAATGAATGTGAAACTGGTGTGGGTTACCCCCGATGCAGAGGAAAAGGTAGCGTACATGGCTCGTGTGTCAAATCCGGGTAATCAGGATAACAAGGAGACAGCGCCTAAGCTGCTACGTTACCTGATGAAGAACAAGCATTGGAGTCCATTTGAGATGGTTAACATCTGTATGGAGATTGAATGCACACGAGACATTGGAAGGCAGATTCTACGACATAGGTCGTTCAGCTTTCAAGAGTTTAGTCAGAGGTATGCGGAGGCTTTAGACATGACCTCAAGCGAGGTTAGGTTACAAGATACAAAGAACCGACAGAACTCCTTACCTACTGAAGATAGGGAGCTACAGCGGTGGTGGGATGAGATGCAACTTAGCCTCATAGCGCAAGCTAGAGGGGTCTACGGCGCTGCTCTGAACAACGGGATAGCCAAGGAGGTAGCTCGTAAGATTTTACCAGAGGGGCTGACAGGGAGTCGTATGTATATGAATGGGACGCTACGCAGTTGGATGCATTATGTTGACATCCGGTGTGATGAAGCAACCCAGAAGGAACATAGAGACATTGCAGATAAATGCAAAGCAATTTTAACTACACACTTTCCTAGTCTATATGGAGAAACAAATGGAAAATAAACAGTACTACCACTTTAAGAAAGAGCAGACAGAAGCTAACGTGTCGTCCAAGTCAGAGCATCTATACATATGTGAAGAAGATGCACAATGGGACGATGTTATGCGACAGTTTGCTGCCTTCCTAGACTCCTGTGGTTATATAGGTGTGTATGAAAGGGTTGATAACATGCTTGATAATATGCGGGAGGAATAATGAAGATATTAGTAATCCCCGACTGTCAGGTTAAACCCGGCATACCGACTGAACACCTTGAGTGGGCAGGTAAAGCCATCTGTGACTATCGCCCTGACGTTGTGGTTAACATAGGAGATTTCGCTGATATGCCATCCCTATCAACACACGACAAGGTGGGTAGTAAGTATTTTGAAGGTAAGCGTTACAAGGATGACATTGCGTATGCGAAGATTGGTATGGCGAAGTTGCTTAAACCTTTACGAGACCTTCAAGGAGTACAGAAGGAGACAAAGCATAAAGTATATAAACCGAGGATGATTCTAACAATGGGAAACCATGAGCATAGAATCAATAGGGCAGTTAACAATAATCCTATGTTAGAGGGAGTCATTTCGACTGCCGACTTAGGTTATGACAAAGATTGGGAAGTACATGAATTTCTTAAACCTGTTTTTATCAATGGTGTTGGCTTCAACCACTACTGGCCTGTTGGTGTTATGGGGCGACCTGCCAGCACTGCTAGTGTTATCGTTAATAAGCTTCACATGTCTTGTATTGCAGGGCATCAACAAGGTAAGCAAGTTGCTTATGGCAAAAGGGCAGACGGAACCGCCATCTGTGGTATAATAGCAGGTAGCTTCTATCTACATGATGAAGACTATATGGATCAGCTTTCTAACCGTCATTGGCGAGGGCTGGTAATGTTAAACGAAGTGGAGGATGGTGCATTCGATGAGATGTTCTTGTCGATGAATTACTTGCAAAAGAAATATGCTAACCCTGCTTGATATTTGTGATAAACTAGAGCACCTTGACGAGGTAACAGTGTTGGAACTACTTGACATACGTAGTGCTGACATTGTTGCCAAGTTTATGGATGCCATTGAAGAACGTGCCGACTACCTAGAGGAAATATTGGATGACAATTGAGATGAACAACAAGGAAACAATGACAACAGATAACCTACCCAGCCTACGTGCTCAAGTGATTACTCGCCGCACTTATAACCGCCCCTTAGAAGAAGGAGGCTTTGAGAGTTGGGAACAGACAGTAGACCGTGTTATTGGTCATCAAGCGTGGCTATGGACTCGTGCAGCAGGATTCACTGCAAGCGTACCCAAAGCAATCTCGTCTGAATTAGATGAACTACGCACCCTTATGATGGAACGTAAGGTGTTGACAAGCGGACGTACCTTGTGGCTAGGTGGCACTGAGGTGGCTAAGAAGCGTGAGGCAAGCCAGTTTAACTGTAGCTTCACAAACGTAGAGACAGTGATGGACTGCGTGGATACTCTTTGGTTATTGCTGCAAGGCTGTGGTGTAGGCTTCCGACCCATTGTTGGTCAATTGACTGGATACCAGAAACCAATCCCTAAGCTAACTGTTAAGCGCAGTGAGCGTACCGCCAAAGGAGGTGTGGCACATAACGAGGAGACATTTGATGCAGCAACCGGAGTGTGGACAATTAAAGTTGGAGACAGTGCAGAAGCATGGGCCAAAAGTATCGGTAAGTTGGTTGCCCATAAGTTTCCCGCCAGTGAACTTGTACTCGATTTCACAGAGATACGTCCCGCTGGTGACCGTCTCGCAGGATATGGCTGGATAAGCTCAGGTGACGCTTCATTGTGTAAGGCATATACAGCTATCCATAAGTTGCTTAATCGTCGCTCAGGGTCTCTGTTGACCCGTATGAACATCCTAGACTTGGTTAACTGGATGGGTACTGTATTGTCCTCACGCCGTAGTGCTGAGATTGCCTTGTTTACTTTCGGTGAGGATGAGTGGGAACAGTTTGCTGTTGCTAAGAAGGACTTCTGGATTGCCAACGAGCAACGTGCTCAGTCTAATAACTCCTTGGTGTTTAACACTAAGCCGTTGAAGTCAGAGCTTGAGAAGATATTTGGTTTGATGGTTGCCAGTGGAGGTTCAGAGCCGGGCTTTATCAATGGACAAGCGGCAACTAAACGTGCGCCGTGGTTCAAAGGTAGTAACCCTTGTGTAGAGATATTGTTGGGAAACAAGAGTTTCTGTAACTTAACTGAAGTGGATTTGAATAAGTTTCATGGGGATAGTGCTGGTCTACGCCGTGCAGTTGAAATTGCTGCTCGTGCTAACTACCGCCAGACTTGTGTTAACCTACGTGATGGTATCTTGCAAGAGGCGTGGCACATGAATAACGACTTCTTGCGTCTGTGTGGTGTAGGCTTAACTGGTATTGCTACTCGCCCTGACCTTCAAGCCTATGACTATGCAGAGCTACAGCGAACAGCGACTTCAGCAGCCTATGCGATGGCAGATGAACTTGGTACACCTCGTCCTAAGAACATCACCACTGTTAAGCCAAGCGGTACGCTAAGTAAGATTATGGATACCACTGAGGGTGTGCACAAGCCTTTAGGTAAGTACATCATTAACAATGTGGTCTTCAGTAAGTTTGATTTAGTTGTTCCTAAACTGCGTGGCTCTGGCTACAAAGTCTTTGACCACCCGTTTGATAAGGAGAGTGTGTTAGTTGCGTTGCCAGTTAAGTGGGATACAGTTGAGTTTGATGTGCATAAAGGCATGGAGGTAAACCTTGAGAGTGCGTTTGACCAGCTAGAACGATACAAGATGTTAATGACGAACTGGTGTCAACAGAATGTATCAGCAACGATTAGTTATGATGTAGATGAAGTGCCTGTAATTGTTGATTGGCTGTTGGAAAACTGGGATAACTATGTTGGTGTAAGTTTCTTATTCCGCAATGACCCAACAAAGACAGCTGCCGACTTAGGTTATCCGTACCTGCCGCAGGAGGTTGTAACCAAAGAGGTGTTTGAGAAGTATGTAGCTAACATTGTTGACTTTGAGTTAGATGAGACAACTGTGTCAGATACGTTGGATGATGATTGTGCCACTGGCGCATGCCCAATTCGCTAAGGAGAAATATGGTAACACGCAAGAAGGTAACAGACCCAGACACTAAACCGCAACATGGGTTAAAGATGCGTCTGGATGACATGATGACTATCCAACCAAAGACTGAGAAACAGAAGGAGTTCTTTGATGCCTACCAGCAGGGTCACTACTTCTGTGCCTTGTCTGGGGTGGCTGGTACAGGTAAGACTTACATCGCCTTCTACAAGGCGCTTGAGGAGGTGATGGAGAAGTCTAACCCGTATACCAAGCTGGTTATTATCCGTAGTAGTGTGCAGAGTCGGGAGATGGGTCACTTACCCGGCGATGCGGAGGAGAAGATGAATCAGTTTACTGAGCCGTACAAGCAGATAGCTGCTGAGTTGTTTAAGCGTAAGGATGCTTGGGACAGGTTGGTTGAGCAAGGGTATGTGGAGTTCCTTTCTACCTCGTTCATTCGTGGTACAACGTTTAACAATGCTATTGTTATGTTGGATGAGAGTCAAAACTGTACAATGCACGAGCTTGATACCATCATAACCCGTATAGGTCATTCGTCTAAATTCTTCTTGTGCGGCGACTATCGGCAGGTTGATCTGAAGAAGAGGGATGATAAGAGTGGGTTGCTTGAGTTCTTAACTATCCTACGAGCAATGAAGGAGTTTACGGAGATTGAGTTCTCAGTGGATGACATTGTACGTAGCAGTTTGGTTAAGAATTACATTATTGCTAGACTTAACCATGAGGATACTAAGGTATGAGCTTCCATTTAAACAGTCGGCTAGGCTTTGGGTTTGACATCGAGCATAACGAAGATATATGCCATGTCGTAGGGGATGATGACGGGAGGTTTGTAGCTGCATTTATGGGGTTGATAATTAAAGTCCCATTCTTGTCCATCTACATTGGTGAGTTTGCGAAGTTAGACCCAGAAGTCTTGGAAATAGAAGACTAAAAAAAAGCCCCTAGGCATCACTGCTTAGGGGCTTTTCTGTTACTGGTTACCTACTCTGTCAAAGAGCTTATCTTCTCTTATTGCTTCAGTTAACTCAGGGTACTTCTGACGCAATCTACCTAATGCTGCTCGTTTGATACGAGGCATGATACGCTTCTCAATGGCATATTCAGCAGTCTTCTTGTTACCTATCTTCTCCAATGTAGGCAGCGCACCGCTTAACACTGGTGTTGCTAACTCATTGATAAGGCGCTTGTACTCGCTATACTGTTCAGCTGTTAACTCCTTACCACCGACCTTGCGTGATACTGAAGCAACTGAGAACCCTATATCGCTTAACCTCTTTTGGAAGTCTGTCTGCTCACGACTTACAGCAACACCTGATATAGCCTGTGAGAGGTTAGTCTCCAAAGCTTGTGGGACAGGGTTGTTAGGGTCTTCATTAACCAAACCGTAGTTCTTAGGCAGCAGGTTACGAGCACCGGGGATACGTTGTTGCATCTTCTCGATGGTGCTAATAGCCTCACGCTCATTGGGGTCAAAGGTACGGGCTGCTGTGTTAGACAAAGCAGGTATGAAGCGCTTAGCGTAGTTGTCTAATAACCCTTCAGCCATTGTGGTATTGTTGGCAAATAGAGCACTAGTCAGGTCAGCAAAGCCCTGCATGAACGTCTTTTGAAGCATATTGGTTTTGACAGATGCCCAAGCCTTCTCTTGAATGTCTTCCCATTCTTTACCTGCTTGAACCTCCCCATCCATGATACGCTTCTGCTCAGAGAACAAGTCAGTCATCATACCAAGCACCGTTGCCAGTGGCTCAGAACGAGAGTAGTCAATCCATGTATCACCAACCTTGATTGATGTGGCTGGCTTGCCTAATGACTTCCATGTGTTACGCTCAGCAGGGTCACTAGGCATAGAGCCTGTAATCAAGTCATTGTCAAACAACTGATACACACCACCTGTGATAGCAAAGCCTACTAGCTGGCGAGGAATCATCTCCCTCATTGACATATTCTCATTGGCTGTAATGAAGTCTACTACCTCTGACCCGTCCGATGCCTCACGTACACGCTTGGTTGTCACTGTCTTTGTAGGACGCACAACGAAACCAACGCCGGGGATATAACCACTACTCTCCTTGAAGATGTTCCAAGGGGTACGCAGGAAAGGGATTGTCTGGGTTAAGAACACCTCAGCTGGGCCACGACCTTCGCCTTTAGCCTCAGAAATCTTCTTCAACATACCCGTCAGCTTAGCTTGGAATGTACCATCTGTGGCATAGTTACGAACATCATAGATGGCGGTGTCAAAGTCTGCACCAACCATCTGTTCAAACCTATCCATACTACCGTACAAGTCTTCAGCCTTACCGTTGTTAAAGGTTTGCTCCTTATACTTCTTGTACAGGGTATCGTAAGAACCCAGCCCCTTCTCCTCATCCAACGATGCCTTCTTACTCAAGTAACCCATCATACGTTGTGAGCGTAAACGTGCCTTGAAGTACTCATCGATTGCGACAGTTAACTTAGTGGGGAGACGGACAATATCGCCTGTCTTACCACCAATAGCATTTGTCATATAATCGTAACTCTCACCCAAGGCTTTACGGGCAAGCTCTGGGTTAACATAACCATTGATGTCGGGGGCAGCACCTGCGTCTACAAGCCACTGGTTAAACTGCTTCTCTGACATACCCAAAGATGCAGGGGTTACCTTGAAGTCAACAGGCATACCAGTACCAAAGCCACGAGAGAAGAAGATCATGTCAGTCGTCCAGCCATCCATCAAGGCTGACACAGATGCTTTAGCTGCTCTACGCTCTCGTTGGGCTTGTATGGCTGTTTGACCCCTCTTAGGTATGTAGGCATCAATTAGATTCAAGAGAGGCTTCATAATCGTCTGTATGCCGCCACCGAGGGTGTTAACCACGGGAGTGCCTGTGCCTGACAACATACCGTTGATTAGGTACTCGTTTATCTTCATACCTACGTTAGGTTTCTTACCCTCAAGCGCTTGCTCAACGAAAGACTCCATTATCTTGTCGGCCTTCTCAGGGTCAACGTTCTTATACTTCTCTCTCGCATCCAACATTTGATCGAGGTCAATTGCACATGCTTCACTCTCTAATTTAGCCATTAGCAAGCCACTCCCGGAAATATGTTTTTAATAGGTTCACCCTTACGCGCCCTCTCAGATAACAATCTAAAGGCGTTAAGGGCACGACCAGCTTTACTGCCTTCATTCTTCTTGAACAGGGCAATGCCAGTGTAGTATAGTAAATCTTGAGCTAACTGAGCACCTTCACCTGATTCAAAAGAACCACCAGCTGCCCTATGAGCCACTGCTCTGTCCAACACCTGCTCTCGCGCTGCCATAGCTTGGTGGTAGAAGGGTGTAAAAGCCCCCACTTCTGACTCACTCATACCACGGGTAGCACGACTCTTAGCAAGCATCCACTCCACGATGTTGTTATTCTTCCTCAAGATTTCCTTCAGTCGCACTTGACCCTGACTAATATACTCAGCTAAGCCAAAGGGGTACTTAGCCTGAAGCCTTGCTCTCTCACTTGGGGGCATCATTCTCAACACCTCTTCTGGCTCAATCATTGATGCACGAGCAGCCAACTCAGTGGGGGACATCTTAGATAACCCCGGAGCTAGGTCTGAACCGTAGATGCTTGAGGGCTTAGCGCGTGTAGCACCAGCCGCATCACCTTCACGAGGAGCACCAGTCTGTAACCCCTCCATACTAGGCTGGTTAGTGGGACGGGGAGGTCTAGTCCATGCAGCCCTTGTCTCTGGGGTCATCTGCTGAACCCCTGTCCACTCTTGTTTGTCGAATACGGGGGCACGGTCTGCTGAAGGTGGCTCTTGACGGCTCCAAAACTCAGGAGTCATCATCTGTTCACGTTCAGCCGCTTGACCCGCTTGAGTCTCAGCCTTTGTACGCTTACGGAAGGCAGGGATGTCAATACCGATACCAGCAGCCTCCATACGGCTCAAGAAGGTTTGGTTACTCATCATGTTTGCGCTAGTAGGGGCAAACTTATCCTGAACAATCAACGAGCCATTTCGACCAACGATAATCTTAACACCAGCTTTCTCAAGCAGGGCTAAGTCCTTATCGTCCAAGCCATCCTTAACTGTCACAGTTGGTTTAACAGGAGTGTTTATTTGCTTAGGTGCTGACGCTGCCTGTGTTAATGCCAACCCTTGAGTAGATGGCTCAGAGACTGAAATAGTCTTCTTACCATTAACTGTCATGCTATTACCTGTGCCAAGCTTTCTTGTCAACTCTTGAGTAGTGGTATTAGCGATAGCTCTAATCTCATCCTCTGAACGACCAGTAGATTTACTTAACCAAGCTAAATACGCCTCATGCCCTTTTGACTTCCTACCCACAGTAAACAAAGCTTTGTCTACATCGTTAGCAAAAGAAACGACATTGTTTAGAAATTTAGTAGGGGTAGTTAGTGTATTGGGGAGGTTAAAGTCAACTGTCGGGGTTTCTTCAGACATCGTTTCAAAGACCCCTGACTCCTTGTTAAACACAGCACTCTCAGGGATAGCAGGTTCTTCAGCCTTAGCTGCTACCTCATCAATAGCCTTAGCTGGGTCATCAGACTCCAGAATCTTAGCTGCATCTACCTCAGCCTCTGTTGCCTTACCTTCTACCTCAGCCTTTGGCGCTGCCTTACCGAATAACCTACCAACCAAGCCACCAAGAGCACCACCAAGGACAGCACCACCAGTTACATTCATGGCACGGCTGTCACCCATACCCTCATACACGGGGTCAACAAGGCCACCAAACGCGCCACCAGCAGAGCCACGAAGCGCACCTGTCAGTACCCTACCACCAATGGCTAAAGGCTTCAGGATAGCCGCAGGGAGGGTCACAGGGTCAAGAGCAGAACCAATTAACAAACCAGACCATCCTGCTATAGGGTTAGTCTCTAGCCGCATCCGGCTCTCTTTCTCTGACTGTATGTCTGCCTCTTCGTCCGGCTGTAGAATACCTAACCCACGCAACGAGGATGTTAACCCCCGACCAGCGTTAGAAGTAAAGGCATCAAATGAACTACCACTTTGCCCAGCCATGTATTGTAGTGTAAGCTCAGAGACACCTTCATAATTACCTGTGGCTAATATTTTTAAATCTTTCTCTGGAATCCGTGAGTAGTCTATTTCTGCCATATTAACTTTCTTTGTATTACTTACCTAAATTGAGTACGACGTGCCCCTGCTTTTGCCAAGATAGCATCAGTCTGTTCTTTAGTTAGATTCTTCTTGTATTTCCTAAAGGCATCTATAGCTTGCTGTCTAGTTAGGCCAGAAATAACAGCAGGTGTTAACTGAGACAAACTACCTATCTCTTTAGTTTCAGCTTCATATGCTGCATTAGCACGATCAGCTTGAGCTTGCTTCTCTAGAGCAGCCATGTCAATGTTGCTTGTGGAAGCATTAACAAAATCATTTACTGATTGCGGCGTAGCTGTGGCTGTAGGACTACCTTTACCCTTTTTTGCTGCCTCTAGTCTATCTAACTCAGCTTGAGCTTTTTCCTTCTCAGTCAACGGTTTATCACCCTCACCATCGGGAGGTGTAGTAGATGGTGCTGTAGCTTGCTCAAACTTCTTAGTCTCTGGGTTATACGTTTCAGTCCAGTAGAATTGCTTAGGTGTCATGCCGCCCATGCCATCAGGAACCATGCGGGTTTCTTTCATGTCTCGTGTTCTGTTATCACGCTTGAACTGAGCATCTTCCATCGTAAAGTCTTCAGCCTCAAGTCTACGTGCCTCAGCCATAGCTTGCATCGCTTGAGCACCCATACCCGGCTGTTGAGACAAAAGCTCAGCCATCCTACGCATACGCTGAGCTTGCGTCATGCTTGGGTCTGAAGAAGCTTGCATGGCTTGTTGCATTGCCATTGCCTCACGCTCACCGGGGGCTGCACCGCCTAACAAACCACCAAGAGCACCACCGATGTTTGCACCAGCGTTACCACCCATTGATACTACTTGCTGTAACAAACCTTGGCTACCCATTTGAGAAGGGGATACCCGTTGACTATTCATGTATTCGTTACGCATCTGTTGGGGGTTCTGCCCGAACATCCCTAATATTTCGCTTGCCATCTTGTCTCCTTGTTACCAAAACATACCGTTTCCGATATTAGCTTGCATGTTAGCTTGGTTAGAATATTGATTCATCTGCCAAGGGCTTACCGAATTCGCATTGTTATTTGAAAACATACCTCCTACTGTATTACCAATATTCTGGTACATATTAGCCTTTGACAAACCACCAGCCAAGTTAGACTGAGCCGCCGCCATACCGCCCTCAAGTAACGACCTACCTTGTGCAGCACCTGCCACAGCAGCCTTGTTACCAATGTCAGCACCGATGGTCAAGTTCTCCATACCCAACTTCTCAACACCCGCGCCCGTGTTAAACAAGCCAGTAGAACGAGCAATATCTTGGTCTAGTTGTTGACGGGCTATTTGGTCAGCGTTAGCAGCCATGCTTGCGTCCACCTGTCCACGAGCTAAGTCGCGCTGGTATTGTTCAGGATTAACATACCCTGTACCTGCTCCTGCGCCCATTGCTTCACCAGATAAACCTAAGCCAATACGACCACTACCTAGTTGTTGTTGACGTAGGGCAATGTCTTCTGCACCACGACCACCAGCTAATAGCCCTTGTTGTTGGTTATAGTAATCTTGTGCATTCTGTTGAGTATCTAGGTTAATACCACCCATGCCCTGCTGACTTAACCCATACAGCTGGTCACGATATGCTGCCAGTTGAGGGTCTAAGTCGTATGTAGCTGTGTTGTTTTCTGTGTCAAAAGCACTCTTACCAAAGCCACTTGTGATGGAGTATGGTCTAAACTTTGCTGCGTCTGCCGCTATTTCAGCAGCTTGTACTTGAGCGTCTGCTGCTCTACCCGCTGCTTTACCAGCTTGTCTACCACCTAATAGCGAGGTTGCCCCCATGATTGCTGCTGCTTCCCATCCCATTATGTACCCCTTATGTATAAATGACGCATGATATTGTCTGAGCCTTTAATCGTGTTGTAAAAAGTAAACCCAACCATTCTAAGAAACTTTAAATGTTTCTTATCGCCTACATCATGTATGGCAAGAATGGGTTTACGGTGTATTTCAAATAGTTTATCCAAGTCTGCCAAGAGAGCAGCTTTTACAGTTTTATTCCAATAATAACAATCGCAGTGTATGAATGAAAGATCAGCAAAGTATTCCAAATAAACAATGTAGTTATCAGACTGAATAACTGGTGTCTTCATCTGTTACCGTTCCCACTTCTCAAGAGGGCAGCTATTTGTAACAAACCTAACCTTAACCCAAATAGGACAGGCACATTCAGTACAAAGTGTTTTAGGAGCATCCTCTACAAGTTTACCCAATGCATCAACAAAGAAGTACAATGGGTTCTCACTCATGTCTTGCTGTTTATCACAGTCGGTACAAACTGCTAGGCGCTCGTTAATAACTTCTTTATCAGGTATAATCATCGTAGTTCAACCCACCGAGAAAGGCCGTTGCCTGTGCATAGATATGTTGTGTTATTAGGCACAATAAAAGAGAAAGGAACTGTAGGATATTGAGCAACACCACAACAGTCTGGTGAGTTTGCTCTGGCAATTTCAAGACCACCCACATAAGCTATAGCCGCCCCTGCGCCTTGCCCTCTCATGGAGACCATAACTTGAATAGGCCGACCAGTTGAATTCGTGTATGTAGTACCTAATGATCGTGTAACAGCCTGCCATGTTTGACCTACACCAATGGGATCTGGAGTGGTTAAGGCTGCTGTGGTTGCCGATGTTATCTGACCTTGCGTGTTAACAATAATAACAGGGACAGCCGAGGAAGAACCATAAGTACCTGCCGAAACACCAGTGTCAGCAAGTTTAGCAGAGGTCACAGCGTCATCAGCAATGTCGGCTGTCTGTACTACGAATGCGCTGATAGCAGCAGTAACAAAAGCAGTAGTAGCCACTTGCGTTGTGTTAACTCCTGCGGTGGCTGTAGGGGCTGCTGGTGTGCCTGTAAATGTAGGAGAGCTACTGTTAGCCTTACTATTCACAGCAGTCTGAATTGAATCAAACTCATCATTAATCTCTGTACCCTTAACAATCTTGTTGGGGTCGCCTGAGAGTAGGGCATCTTTAGCTGCGAAGTCCGTAGCCTTTAAATAGTTAGCCATTAACCAATCCTTCCTGTTTTAACAAACATATCAATCTTTTGAACAGATAACTCACTGCCATTTACATCAGCCTCAAAGCCTATCTGAATTGTATTACCACTACCGCCTACACTAGCTTTAATATCATCAAGCACGATACCGACAGAAAACTCTGACACATTATACTCAGCTACACCATACTCAGATACATCGGCTACCTCAATTGTGTAAGGGTATGACCGAGGAGCTTCCTTGTAGTTGAAGTTAGTCTTAATAACAAAGCTTTGGTTACTACCGCCAATGACCGTAGCACTTATCTGCTTTAATATCTTGGTGGTTGTCGGTGCGCCCATGTCAAGGTAGTGGGAGAAGTAACGAAGGCGGTATGAAGACCCATTGTCGTTATAACCAAAATACCTACCAATCCCATTAACCTTACCAATCAACAACTCCCTGTCACGGCGGCGTAAGAAGGAGGTAGCTTGATAGTTATACCATTGAGTAATACGAGCAGAACCATCCTCAAGTGGTTGTCTCATATCTAGACAGTAGACAGTTTCAGTGGAGGGGAATGAAAGAAGGTAGAAGGCGTTAATCTCTGAATAAATAGCCCGTACTTCTTTTAAACTACCTATGTTAATCCTCTCCTGCTGTAAGTCCTTTAACAAATCATCCCTTACATTCTTAGTAAGGTCACGCATTGGCAAAGACTTCTCTTGAATCAAGCGACCCAATGAACGAACACCTGTATCGGATAAGAAGATTAAGTCACCACCTGTTGCTTGAACTGAGTCACGAGCCACACAACCTACACCAGCAATAACATCTGACAAAGAGAAGAGGTTTACTATGTCTTCAGCACCCTTGTAGATAATGATGTTACGCTCACAGAAGATGATCAGGAAGCCGTTGTGGGCTGCTAGAGCTATAATTGTATCTACGTTGTTAGGTAGTACAGAGGCTATGTTTAAAGTACCACTTGAGCCCCCATCAAATCTAGGGAAAGCACCAGCTATATCATCTGACCAATAGACAGTAGACCCGTCATGCACCCAGAAGCGACCGTAGGCGGCTATAACATCATTAGGGTAGCTTACCCCATAGTTAGGTGTATGAGCGCCGTGTGCGGTGTGTGTTGTCACTAAATCTGCAACAAGAGTACCTGACTCTGCTGTTACAAGCAAAGGAGCATGACCAGCTTGAACCAACATAGCGTGGTCGTTAAGAGAAGCCCCTGCCCAGTTGTTAGCTGTAATAGTATAGGCAGCAGGGGTTATATCTACCAAAGCCCCACCGCCATCACCATTCTTAAACAACTTGTTATTACCACCAGAGAGAGTAACAACAGTGTTGTCAGCGTTAACATGCTCTAACATGAAATCAATGGTTGCCCCTGCTAATACAGTAACACCACTAGCAGTACGCATCTGCCATCCCTTACGAGAGCCTAGGCGACCATACTTGTCAATAACCACATTGTCTGTAAGTGCTGCAAAGTTAGGTGACTGCGTAATACCACTCTCTTGGGTGTTTAAGCCATAGAAGCCGGGAGATACTACTGAGAGTGCTTGTAGTTGTTTCATACGCTATACCAAATAGTATCCTCTGGGTGACGAGCCGCATCCATTGCAATCTCATCTGCCAATGCCGACTGAGCAGCACCGTAGGCGTTTATACTTTGTTGTCCACCATCTTCACCACGCTCTTCAATTGCCATAGCCGTAGCAAATAACATAATAGGGCGGTAGGGAACAACTATAGTGTCAGCATCCTCTGCTAACTCTACGTTACGTTGGGTTATGTTGAAGCGAAGGTCATAAACAGCATTGGGGATAGGGTAAATATCCACTTGAGTATCTCGGTCTACGCTAACCCCGTTAAAGTTGTAGAATGCTGGAATCCCCACTTGAGGGTCAGCCATCAAAAACTCTTTGTTAAACCAGTAGCCTGTTTGATACTGCATCTCAATGTTGCTTGTGTCATTCCAGACATCTAACACCTTGAAGTTATTCTGAGTACCATTCAACTCATAGTTAAATACGTTAGGTGTGGTTGTCAGTGTTAGCGTTGAACGTAAAGCACTCCAGTCCCAAGCTACCTCCACTTGACTCTTGGCCTCATTAATGAAGTCACCAATTAGACGAGCGTATTGATTAGAGTTACCAACACCTTGTACCGTTGATACTTCACTTTCACGTAAGCGCCGTAGCACCTTATTGACAAGTTCTAAATATGTCATTTATCTTTTCCTTTGTTGGTATTGTACCACAGATTTCTCAATTTGTCAAGCTTTATTCTTCTTGTTATTCTTTGAACGCTCATTGCGCTCTGGTAGTTTTCTTTTCATATCGCACCTTTTGTTACAATTAACCAGATGAGGCCACCAATGACCACTACCCCAGTTAACACTGAGGCTACAACTAGAAACCCATTAATCCACGACCAGATAAGTTCTTTACGTTTAAGCTTAGCCAACATAATTGCTCTGGCCTCTGCATCACGTCTACGTCTAGCTTCTGCTTGGAATTGCAACCAATCATCCCATAAGCCGGGGCGACCCTGATAGATGAATAACTCTTGAATAGCCGCCTCATGTTGCTTAATCTGCTCAAGGGCAAAGAAAGCCTCAGAGTCTGACCCTGATTGGTTAGCCTTCTTTGACAACTCCGACTTAGAGTCAAAGAATTTAAAGATGTGTGAACCCGCTGCCATTATGTCTCCACCGTTGGCAATGGTTTCTTTAATCACACCAAAGGCAGCATTGGCAATAGCAAGTTCAGCAAGCATCTTATTTCCTATATTCTGAGATCATAAATGAGAAGGCAGTGACAACACCAGCAACCCACAGGATTGGTTTAGCCGCCTTAGCTAGCCAGTCTAATACAATGAATGCCCCTTGTGCCGCATGGAAGGCTGTAACAACATCTACCGTGTCTTGAGCAACCTTGTCCACCTTAGCCTCTACCGCTATGAGCCTGTCGTATATTTCATTATGTGAGACATCTGTTTTCATACATCAGCAGCCTCTGGGGTATTACCCTCAGCAAGCCACTTCAGATACTCTTGGTAATCTGTGTTGGCGGGGTCGAATGGGATGAAGGCGTTGTCGGCGAGGCGTTTGATGCACTGGGCTTCTGCGCCTGTGAAATCGTTTGGAAGTTTTTGGTACATAATTAAAGCTCCGCACTTAAAGTAAATGAAACGTTAGCAGTAGTATTTGCGTTTGTCCTAAGTGCGGCTCCAGTAAATTGAAGAGCCACTCCATTTCGATCTATTGAATAGGCGCTTGGTGCAGTGCTGTGATGGCCCTTCATACCTCCTGCACTTATAATGATTGAAGGAGTTGTCCGCATTTGATATGCCCACATAACACCACCACTATTTTCGCTTGTGTACGATGGGTCATAGCCAGAGGTAAAGAAATACTTGTAGTTTCCAACAAAATACCGCTGACACAACGCCAACTCCTGCCCATACTGCCTACGCTCAAAAGGAGTCGCTACACTGCCTGCTTCGAGTTGGACTCCTGTCACTTGCCATGTAGCGCCGTTGGTGGAGCCTAGTTGCGTTTGGCCTGTTGCACCGGTGGCGCTACCTGCAAACCAAGCACCCGCTGTCTGCTGTGTACCTGTAGTCGCAAACAAAGAAAAACGAACTTCAACGCCTCTCCCGTTTGTCGTCAACCAAGTTCCACTAGTATCGCCTTCAATAGTGACGGTTTTGTACTCCCAAGTGTTAGGAGCAGAAATTGTGTAGGTGTAGGGGTAAGTCCTCGACCCGCCATTATTGCGCAAAATGCCGCCGAATGTGCCGGTTAAAGAACTACGAACCCAAAAAGACAGAGTAACTGTCTGGGCAGTTGCTGTACCCCATCCTAAATCTGCTATGTTGAACCCCTCAATATATTGAAGTGGCGAGAGGTTTCCAGTACCCGCTGTTTGCGCTGTTGTAACCGTAACCAACAATGAGTTGTTAAACCCTGCGGGTGCGGAAGAATCTTGCTGTGCAGAGAACGCACCGCTTGCTGTGTTTGTTACCGACCAACGGTCAACAGGAAATGCTCCAGAAGCAGTCACCGCCGCCCCAGCGTTCCTCTGGTCAATCCGCATGTCTGAATTTATCAGGCGGTTCCTGCCAGCCATGTTTGATTCGGTAGGTGTGTAGCTGTTTATGGTTGCTGTGTTGCCACCTGCTGCGTCTGTGATGGCATTGGTTGCTAAAGAACTCATGGCTTTGGATACTCCTGTTTCACTGCGGCAATCGTTGCCTTCCAAGCATCAATGCCTTCGTGGTAGATGGTGTCTAGCTGGTCAGCCATTGATGGGTAGGCTTGGGCGCGTTGGCGCTGGTACTCGTTGTTGTCATACTCAGCTTGTAGGCGAGTAACTTCGGCTGTGATTTCAGCTTCTGTTGGTTGTGTTTGCTCTGTGTCTAGCCACTCAATAACATCACCAGTCATTTTCCATTTGGCTTTGGGGCGTAAGGATTTAATTACGTCTGCTTTGTTCATGCCGCAATCTCCATAAGAGTTATAGTAGAAGTGCCACTACTATCACGGTTAATTTGAATAGTACTACTTTGATATAGATTATTCCAATATACTGAGTAAGATAAAGCAGACGTTGTAACTGGAGCATCTAGCCTTATACAAGAAACGGTTGTACCCCTAGCGTTATCTACTGAAGCCCATCCCAAAGGGTACGCAAATGCTTGTATATTTACTCCGTTTCTTTGAAGTCTAAAAGTCCCATACGAGCCATCAGACTCAATAGTAACGCCATCAAGGCTAACCAATACAAGTACTTTTGAGCTTTCTGAGCTTGGCGTTATGCTAGCGGCTACCCCTGTTACTACACCACTTGCCCCACTGCTAAAACTTACCTGCGCGCTAGCAGAACCGTGAACAACTTGCAACACACTACCCGCTGGCATTGCACTAGATGGCACACCTGCGCTCGTCAACACCGTCCCAGCCTCATCAGGTAGCGTCAGCGTCCGGTCGGTATTTGTTGCGGGCGAGGCTAAGGTGAATACCCCAGTTCCTGTTGCCGCCCCTTGAATTGCAATATTGCTCATGCTTGTTCCTTTGGATACTTTGCCTTAACTGCTTGGACTTTAGCCAGCATTGCGGCGGCTTCATCTCCACCTTTCCATAGAGCGTCTAGTTGGTCACCGATGGGTGGGTATTCGGACGCACGTTGGTACTTATATTGGTCAGGGTCAACCCAAGCGTTAACAGCGTCCATGTCAATAGTGACGTTGTTGCCTTGTGCGTCAAATGCACCAGCGGTGTCATTGATAATAACTACCTGCGGGTATAATTTATAAATTGCTTTATGGTTCATCCTGCAATCTCCATAAGGGTAATTGATGAAACTGTCCTAGAGGCAACGGAAGAGTCAGCATCGCCTTCAGATGAATTTATAGAAATTGGGTATCCTGTGCTGTGACCCCTAACCCAAACAGCATAAGTTAAGGCAGACGTAGAAGCAGGTGAGTGTAAGTATTCAGCAACGGCGGGATAGATTTCATAAGAGGAGTAATGTGAACCTACATGAAACCATGCTTGGTCACGGCTACTAGCAGAGTCTCCGTAGATAGGGACAAAAGAATTATTACAAACCAGTCTTCCGTGAAGACCCTCATTCCCACCCGACATACCTGCATGAACAACTACTCGTACTAAGATTTTATTGCTAGTACTTGATGGTGTAATAGTGGCAGCAATAGGAAGCGCCACATAAGAACCTGTCGCAATACTTGTTCGTGCTGTGTAGTTAAACTGAACCACCTGCAACACACTACCCGCTGGCATCGCTGACGCTGGAACACCTGCCGTAGTCAACACCGTAGCACTATTAGCCGTTATATCATCGACTGACGTTAAATCCGGCGTTGTGATGCCAGTTGTGCCATTTAAAATAATACTCATATCTACCCCTTAAACGATAACCCAGCGACTACCGCTTGGAACTGTAACTGAAACACCACTAGCCACCGTAATTGGCCCAGCACTCATTGCGTTGTTGTTTGTGCCAATAGTGTAATCTACACTGATAGTGTTAGCCATCTCATACAGCCCTTTGGTGGTGCTGTTGGCATCTGTGTCCAAAACTCCCCACGTAGCCGCAGAGCCATCTGTAGTTAAATACTTACCAGAGTTACTTGTCTGGTCAGGTAAAGCATCTACAGCCGCCCAACTTGTTGCCGTACCGTTAGTGGTTAAAAACTCACCTGAGTGGCCTGTTTGATCTGGTGTGTAGGTGGCGGCTAGAGTGGCTGAGTCAGCCGCAGCGGTGGCGCTGTTTGCGCTATTAGTGGCACTTGTAGCGGCTGCTGTAGCGCTGTTGGCGCTATTCGTGGCCTGTGTGGTTGCAAGGGCAACCTGTGCTGCTCCATTGGTAGTTGCAAGGCTTGCTTGTGTAGTAGCTGTCGTAGCACTATCAGAAGCTGCTGTGGCGCTGTTGGCGGCATTGGTAGCCTGTGTAGTCGCCGTAGACGCACTAGAAGCAGCGTTAGAGGCGCTAGTAGAGGCTGCTGAGGCAGAGGTAGCCGCATTGGTTTCAGCAGCTTCTGCGGCTGTCTGAGCCGTCTGAGCATCGGTAGCACTTGAGGCTGCTGCTGTGGCGCTATTGGCACTGTTAGTTTCACTTGTAGACGCGCTTGAGGCAGAAGCAGTTGCACTACTCGCTTGAGTCGAGGCGGTAGAAGCGCTTGAGGCGGCGGCAGTGGCACTGTTGGCACTGTTGGTAGCACTTGTAGCAGCGGCTGAGGCACTGGCAGTTGTTGTTGAAACATGACCAGAGGCAGTTGAGGCTGAGGCAGCAGCAGCAGTCGCACTAACCCCTGCCGCATCAGCAGCATTTGTTGCACTAATCGTAAGGGCTGTTACAGCCGATATAGAAGCATCATTGGTAGCATCACCACTACCACCAGAGCCACGGTAAATAGCCATAAAATCTCCTTGTTCTTTGTTGAAAGACTCTGCAAGAAAGCCCTTTAACAAAGAAGGGTTCCTAAGAACCCTCCCTCTAGCCTAATTAGGCAATCAATGCGATAGAGACAGCAGCCTCATCACGCAACTCTTTCACGCCGTACAGCATGTCAGAGGTAAACAATGTACCCAAGTACTCTTGCTTGTACTGAGTTTGTGAGCGAACGCCCATCTGCTCAGCCAACACAAAGGCTTCCTTGTGGAACATCATACCGATACGGCTGGTAGTGGTAGTCGCAGTATCGCAGTTAGTGGTCACATAGACCTTAACGCCATATACGTTACCAATTTCACCGTTGCGGATAGTGTTACCACCACCAGCTTCACCAGTAAAAGCTTGCTCAGTGAAACGAGCCAAACCCATCATGGTGTTACGGGCTGAAGGTGGCAATACCAAGCAACGACCGTCCATAGGTACATCAGCATCGTCCAAAGTCTGGATGATGCGACGAATACCTGCGTCAGTAATTGCATTACCTACGTTAGTGCCATCAACATAAGCCGTTGAGCCGTCACCAGCCAAAACAGCGCCGTTGTAAGCAGCAGTACCGTTACCACCAGCAGCGCCACGACCCAATTGGATCAAGTCAACGTCCACTTGCTTCGCCAAAGCGTAGCCAGCGTCACCAGTGTAAAACTTACGCAAAGAAGCCAAAGCTTGCGTCTCTGTGATGTCTTCGATCAAGCGGCTGTACTCATAGTGCTTGTTAACCAACACCTGAATCTCTGACTCAGTAGCTGCTTGCAATACCACTTGTGTAGATGCAGCCTTGAGAGCAGCAGCGCCACGAGTGGGTTTAGGGATGTGCAATGTGTCGCCCTTTTTGCCCTTGAAGGACATCTTGGAAACGAGGTTTGCCATTACGAGGTTCTGCTTGTAGGCTGCGATGATTTCGTCAGACCACAATTCAGGGATAAACGTTGCACCAGTTGTATTGGTGACGTGATTAGTGCCGAGTGCCATATAAATTAACTTTCAAAATGATTATTTAACCCTGCCTTCAGCATAGGCTTGCATGATTTCGTCAGCAAGCTGTTGATAGCGGTCAGGGTTGGTACGCATGAGTTCGATGATGTCGGCTCTGCGATAGGTCTTCTTACTTGCTGTTTCGCCAGCGCCCTTGGATGAACCAGTGGATGCTGCCTTAATAGCTTGTTTGCGCTCAGCTTTCTCTACCTGCTTAGACTGCTGTACTACCTGTTTTCTTTCTTTCCAAGTAGTTAACAATTCAGTTGCTGCATCGTAATCAAAGCTTTTATCTGCGCGTGTGTATAGCTCTTGACGTACTTTACTCTTTCCAATCCATTCATTGAAATTAGCGTCTTGGACGATTTCATTAAGGTCAGGATGTTCAGATTTAAGTAGGGCTAACGCTTCTTGCCTCTTCAGGTTTGCCGAGAGTTCTTTTGCCTCGCGCATTTCTGGAGAGTTAGCTATAGCCTTCGCCATCGCTTTATCGGGGTCAGTAAAAAAGTCTACCTCTTCCTCGACTGGGGCTTGTTGTTTTTGTGAGACGGATTGGGTTTTAACAAAGTCATCAATAAGTCGTCGAAGCTCTCCAACTTCACTCCCTTGCTTGCCGATTGCGCGTTCGGCCTCTTGATGCATACGAACAATGTCTTTTACACTCTTGTTCCTATACTTCTCAGGAATGTCATCTTCAGTACTTTCCGGTTCAGGTTCCTCTTCAGGGGTGTCCTGCTCCTCTTCATCCTCGATAGATGAGTACTCTTCGTCGTCTTGTGGTTCTTCGTAACCTTCGTCTATAAATGTTGCCATCAAATTCTCCGTGCTAATAAGCATTGTGGAATATAACTTATGTGCTTATGCTTATTCAGCGGCACTCTTTCTTTCCTGCGCCATCTTCTCATTTCGCTTCCGTTCCCATTGCATTGCTGCTCCGGGAAAACTTCCAGTCACGCCCTCAAGTTTGACCATAGGTTTGCTAATGATGCGGATTGCAGGTTGACCACATACTTTACAATCGGTTGTTCGGCGTTCCGAGTCGATGTAAGCTTCTGATATGTGATCGTCTCCGCAGATAAACTCATAAATACGTTTAGGCATTTACTTCCCTCTCAAAGTCCTCGTAGCTGTTTTTAATCGCTGACTCGTAAGAGAGAACTCGCTGTAACGCTTCTATTTGTCCTCTGCGAAACCAGAATTGTTTCTCATCTGGGATGGTAGTAATATCCTGAAGTACATCCATATTGTCGGAAATGTCTTCTACATATTGTTTCCAGCCTTTTGAGGCAAACAAATCTAGTAATGTTTCGTAGTAATCTTGTAGTTCCTTGTCCATCTCTTTATCCTTTCATAATGTGGAGAGATGTTGCAATTATACCACACTTTTATAAATTTGTCAAGTGTTTTCTTGTAAAGGTGGGGGTTTTCGACACACTACCCCCGGAGTGCTAACGGCCCTAGGGCTGTCTGTTATCTCTTGCGCCCACTTGCATTGCTGCAATGCGCTCATTACTCTTAATGTCGGCTTCCTTGAGCATTAGGTCAGCGATACGTGCTCGCTTCTCAAACTCAGCATCGTCAGCGTTACCAGCTTGGAGGTTGTTAGAGAGAGCCGCAGCCATCTTAGCCTTAACAACCTCTGGTTCAAGTTGCGCCTCGACAGCGTATTTCTGTGCTCTCGCTTGAGCCTCCATTGACTGAGCTTGAACCAATTCAAGTTGCGCTTGAGCCATTGCAAGTTGAAGCTGCTGTTGCTGTTGTGCCGCTTCTTGCGCTGCTGGGTCTGGTTTAGACACCTCAGCCATCTGAGCAATAATCTCTTCACGGTTTGACAGACCCATATTGTCAATAACAGCCGTAACCAACATTGGGTACAACGGGCTATCTTGACCAAGGGTTTGTAACAACTGAACCAGCTGCGTTACCTCGTACTCACGAGCAATAACACCCAGAGAGCTGGAAGGTATAAACTTGTAATCGCTAACAGGATAATTATCAGGGTCATACTGCATGTAACGCCAAGCTGTCTTCTCAATCATTGGGATTAGGAAGGACTCTTGGAAGTTAATCAGCGTACGCTTGTGGCGTTTGATGATTGCACCCATCGACATGGACACAGCACCAGCGGCAGCATCACCATTGATAGTGCCGGGGATACCAGCTGCGTCAATAGCGCCTGTAGCCATCTGTACCATCTTCTGCAACTCACCCGCTTGAGCAAAGGTAACTTGATCTAGGTTACCAAACTTAAATGGTTGTAGAATTTCAGAGGGGTTGCCGTTAGTGAGGATAGTCTTGCCGGGACGAATCTCCAACTTAGCCCCACGAGGCATACGAGAAGCGTCCATAGCCATCATTGGGTGGACAGTGAGGGCTAGGGCATCAATACGAGCACGAAGCTCAGCATCAAGCGCCTTTTGGCTGTTGTAGCCCTTCTCACAGATACCACGACCCCAGAAACGAGAGGGGACTACATCCCAAGGGAACGCCACAACAGGACGATCTTGCATCATGTAGGGGTTCTCTTCAATCTTGAGTAGCTTGTCACCGTTGGCTATAACAATGATAACCTCAACGTAGCCTTTTTCCTCTTCTTCGTCTTCATCCTTCTCAGGCTTAACCGTCTTGGATAACTCTTCCTCATCTTCTTCCATAATGGCAGCAGTATAGAGGTGACGGGGGATTAAGCCATAGTATTTGGTTAATCTGACTTTATCATCATCAAAAGAGGTGAGTTCTTTATCCGCTTCAATGTCTGAATCAGTATCGGCAGACTCAAGATCGACATCGCGATAAATACCATTTTGAATTCCAATCTCTACTTGGTGTTTAGGAACAAATTCGTCAATAGCTACACCTAAAGCCTCTTCAATAGAGGAGGCAACAGGGTCAATCAAAAAGTTTTGAGGTAAGATGGGACGCAGTTTAACTACAACCCGATCTTCAATGTTAACTCCAACCGCTTGCATCGCACCATCCATAATAGGCTGGGTTGCAGGTTTCATTTCCTTGACTTCTTCAAGCACTAACTCCGCTACAGCAGTACCGTAGACAGCAGCATTCAAGATACACTCAGCTACAGCCTTGCGAGTCTTGGTAAAGTGGAAGTCTTCAGACAGTTGTTCACGCAAATAAGCAATGTCTTCTTTGCTTTGGTCTTTGCGGTCATCACGAATGTCAAACCACTTACCACGACCGAAGGTAGCTTCTTCCACCTCAGCGACAGATGACTCCACGGCTTGCTGTAGGGCTGGTGAGATGAGGCGTGAGCGCTCTGAATCACGAGTCTTGTCCTCTGCTGACCAAACACCACGCCACAGGCGGTAGTACTCATCAAACTTCTGCTCGTAGTTAGCACTGTAGTGGTCGCGCCATTGCTCCACTTTGTCCATAACCCAAGCTTCCACCTTTTGGTCGCCGTATTTCTTATCGTCATCCATATTAATATCCTGAAATTGTGTCTAAGAACTCGTACTCTTCCTCTTCAAAGTCCAAAACATAAGCTACTTTTGCAAGTTGCTCAATATAGGACAATGCGTCAGGCAAGTCATCGTGTACTAATTTGTTTGGAAACTGAAACAGTTGGTCTAGGAACTCGTTATTCCATGCACCTTTGTTGAGGGTGATATAACCATTCTCAAAGCGCCCTTGCAGCGCCCACACGACACGATCAGTCTTTCTCTTGTTACCGTGTGTTAGCTCATCAACCCTAAAGAAGGTTTGTGTTCGCTTCATTATGTCAGTCATGTAGGGCATAACCGCCTGTTTAGCGATACCCTTCTCAATCCCGACAGCTACAGGCTCATACTTTTTAACAGCATCGAATATCTTCTTGGCTGTTTCTTTGACATCCCACCTGCCATATATAATCTCTGCTACCCACCAACCCTTTTCGTTGGCTTTTACAATAGCCATAGCAGTAGAGTCAAGGCGAGTGTTTTTGACACCAATAGAACCTTCGGCTTCAAAGCCTGCCAAGTCAACTGCGATATAGAAGTCACCTTCTTTGGGTTCTTCTTCATCAAATTTTATCCACTCTTCTTTAAACAACTCACCACCAGCCGCTTCAAACGAAGCCAGAAACTCTTGGCGAAACGCAAAAGAAGACATACTTTTCTTTGCGGCCTCGATCTCCATTGGATCAAGTAAAGGATTATCGAAAGAAGTAAAATGAAATGACTTAAACGTTTCATCCTCGCCTTTTAACCCGTATTGATATAAGTCATAGAAGTGGTTACGTCCCATCGGCGTACCAATGAACATTGCCTTACCCTTCAAGTCAGCCAGAGCAGGGCGTAGGATTTGCTCCCACACCGCTGGCTTCATATCTGCATACTCATCGAGCACTAGGAACTTGAGGGATACGCCTCGCATCGTCTCAGGGCGGTCAGCACCCTTTAGAGAGATGGTAGCCCCGTTGACAAGCTTAATCTGCAAGTTGTTAATGTGACTACCTGTGATAACAGGGTGACCTACCTCTAACAATGTTTGCCACATAATGTCACGAGCTTGCCCCTGTGTAGGAGCAACATAAAACACATGCCCTTTTTTACTTTGTAACGCTTCAACAATAAGACGGTAAGCAGCCAAACGACTCTTACCTGTGCGACGACCTGCTGCCACTACATGGAAACGAGTCTCATCTGCCCACACTTTCTTTTGCCACGGGAGTAGGTTAATGTTTAAATCACTCAATGCCTGTTAGGTAAACAGTTTTTTTACCTTCCTTGACAGCGCGTAGCACTTGGTTATGATTATTACCCTCTTCAAACGAACAGTGTACCCATCCGCTATTAGGCTCACCCTCAGTGTAAAATTCTAGTATGAGTTGTTTAAAAGTAAGGTTGTCTATAATCCACTTACCCAACTCTTTGTTATCCATACCCTGCACTTCAAAGTCTGCCGCCAACCCTTTACAGTGGTCTGACGTTGTAGACCCACCGATTGCTCTGTTTAGTTCAGGTGCGCGGTAACCGCTAGTTATGGTGACAACCCCGTGAGAGTTACGCACCTTTTGTAACACCATGTTGCACAGGGTGGTTAGGTTGTTTAGCGCCTCGTCTGACGGTGTGTTGTCAATGCTTTTGCGAATTGCTGTTTCACTTTTAGTTAACTCAGAGAGGCTAAAATTTTTACTTAGATTCATTTAAATTTCTTTTCCAATACTTTTTCTAACAGGCCACGCATACCATATATGACTACAACCATGCCTATGATGATATACTGATACCATTGCGGCATCTGAGCCATAACACCAAAACCAGCTAAGGCGTAGCTCTCAAAGCCGGGGATGAAAGCCATTATCATTGGGGCTAGAAAGACTGCAAGGATAACCTCATCTTTCCAGCTCTTTGACATATTCTCCATAGCTAGGCGGTCAAGGTCGTAGTTCTGATCTTGTGCGCTGGCTTGTCTATCTGCTTGAGCTTTGATGGTGGTAATCTCAGCATCTGTCTTTGCTTGTGCCACCTTCTGTTTGTTGTCTAGCCAGTTACCGCCTATCTGGACAAGCGTAGTTAAGAGTGGTATCATTTAAAACCTCGTTCTTACAGGCATCCCTGAACCATCAAGTACAGGGTTTCCTTGACTATCGATAAGACCCCCTGTTGGAGGTGGGGGAGCTAACAACTCATTAGTAAACAAACTTGGCTCTACTTGCTGTAAGCCCGGAACTGGCGCATTACCATAAACTCGTTGTGTACCCGGATTAGGGCTACGCCTCTCATCTCTATATGCTGGCTTTGGTGGTTGTAAGCCGGGGAAGGGTGCGTTGTTTCTAGTACCTTCATTAACATCAAAGCTAGTGCCTTGATTAACATCAGCAGGTTGTAAGCCGGGGAACGGTGCAGCGGCTCTACGCTCTTCTACAGTATTGTAAACTGGCCCCTGTGGGCTTTGCTTTTTACCCTCTTGTCTTTTTACTGCGTCATTATATGACAACCCATTAATAGCTTGTCCTGCTATACCGTAATACTCTTTAGCTTTTGTACCGTTGGCATCTGTACCCTCAAGCCCTTTAGTTGCTAAACCCTTTGCTCCAATTAGATGGGCTGCAAGTGCGCTACCAGCAATTTCTTCAAGAGTACTAGAATCAGTAAGTACACCTCGTTGTGTTAAATCTTTTATAGAGTTATTAATGCGGCGTTCAAAAGCCACGTCTTGAATCTCTTTATTACCCTTGAAAGCTTGGACATTCTTCATGCCATCTTTACCAGTCCAATTAGCTGCATCTTTAAGGCCAGAGTTAGCTGATTTGTTTTCTGCCGTCAAACGAGCAAGCGTACCCTTTTTAATATAACCCAAATCCTCTAAGGCAGGTAACCCGAATTGGTAAGCACCCGTAAAGCCCCTTTTATTAACAACCCCATATCGACCGCTGGATTCACGTTGTTTAGCAGATTCACGTAACTGATTCATCTGCTCTCTGCTTAACTGTTGCATATCATATATCCTCTGCGTCTGAAATATCGTCAATAATAGTGGTTTCGCCACCAATGCCGTTGATGGTAATGTTAACAGAAGGACGAGTGTTGCCCATCTTATCTTTATCGAAGTAGGACATCGGAAGCATCCTATCAACCAATAGTTTCCACGCCGCTGCTTGGTTTTTATGTTCATCATCTAAGGCGGCATCCAAAATAGCATCTAACACCTTGCGGCTCTTAGGGCTGTTCATCAGCCTAGCCTTGAACTCCTCAATCGCGTTAGCATCCCCTTTAGGTCTTCCTACGGGCTGCTTACGGGCTTCAACTAGTGATGCCTTTGAGGGTCTTCCTCGCTTCTTTGTTTGAGGGGTTAAGCCCACTTGAGGGTTCACTTCGCTCTCTTGAGGGTTTTCCATAACTGGTTCCTTACTATATAGACCACTTGAGCTTCTTACCTATATAGGGCTATATAGTTAAGCTCAAGTGGTTTATATAACTATATAAACTATGAACCTCAAGTGGACTAAGTTCAAACCCTCTTAACGTCATACCCTATATAGTACACAGTATACCACACTTTTCTCTTTTTGTCAAGTCTTTTCTTCACTATTTTAACATTTATTTTTAGACACGCTTGAGGGGCTTTATAGCTGATCTGTCGAAACCGCTTGAGGGTTATCTTGCTGTTCTGTCGCAACCGAAGCCCTTGACCTCGACAGACGACTCTTCCTTTTAATCTGTCCCTAGTTTATTCTTTGTTTCTTGGTTATTCCCTTTAGAATCAGTTGCTTAGGTGTTATAGTCTATATAGTAGTAGTTCTCATTTAAAAGCTATATTACCCCTATTTTGTATCTAGCTTTTCACATTAGCCTTATTTTGTATCTACGTGGGTACGGTATACTTCCGTGCACTTAATACCCCTCCCCCGCCCATGGTTATTAGGGGCATTGGTTGCGTAGGCTTCGAAGGTGTGGTATAGGAGGGGCAAAGCAGC